AGCCGATATGATTGGTATGCGCATGCATGCACGTTATTACGGCAATAAAGCACTTCCATGGTTAGTCGATCCCTTGAAAGTACATAAGTGCTCCAAGGCTATCGAAAAGACCATCATACGATACCCAAATCTACGCAAGGTTCTTGATTTTCCAATTAAACAAATTAAGTTAATCGCGTTGCCCAAAAGTCATACACATCTTGATGCAGCCACATTACGCACCTCCGTGAACATTGAAATGTCACGTATTGTGCGCGATGCTGGGTTCACACCATACACCATCTCGATGAGTGGTAATGACCCTGGGTTAGGAAACAGATTTTTCTATTTCCCAAAGGATTTGAACGTACCGTATCGTGCAGACTTTGTACCCGACAATGGAGTTTTACTATTTACTGATGTTGATTACTATGCTGATATGAATAAATGGTTGTTGCAGTTTAAACCCATGATAATTTATACGTTAGTACCCGAGGAAGCAAGTTATAAAGGCACAGATTTCTCCTTTTTTATAAAGGATGATTTCGTGCATTATACTGTTGCTGGAGGTGCATCGTATAAACATAAAATATGGGATTATTCTGGCGACACCATTTCAATCATAGGTAGGCATGGCAGTCTTCTGACGTATCATGTAACGCAACATAAGTTGGACAAAGATCCACATCGCAGATTAATTACGATTATACCGTCGACAATAACACCTCGACCCCACTACGAATACCTAAAGTTTCAAGACGGGTTACGTAGGAGGAAGTTCACGTTTGGCAATAAGACAATTTTGTATAATGGCGTCAAGGACACAGTATCCCTGGCAGCTAATGGTTCTCCACATTCCGTTAGTCTGTCGGGTATGTCGTATGAAGCTATTAAGTCAAGGTTGTCGAACAAGACGTCACCACCAGTGATATCTGATGTCGAACGAATATTGTCAGCAGACAATGTTGAACAACCACAGGTCAAGGCAGCGGTATTATTTCCATTAATCAGCGATATTGATTACAAAGACAACGTAATCCAAACAGCATCACTTCCATGTTTTTATCAACCTATTAAACCTCTGATAACTGAAGATGGAAAGAATCCTGGAAAGGCATTCTCAAATCCATTAACAGATCAGACATCTGTATTTGCAGCAAAATCTCATAATGCTGACCATGCTTGTATCAATGGTCGGGTGATTAAGATGCGTAATAACGTCGTACCACCAGCAAAATACAACAAATATCTTGATGAATTCGTGGAACTTTTGGTCCCTGACCCTGGAAAGGGATCACCCTGGTCAATAGATCAGGTTAAGCGCGC